TACTCATACGAAAGGCACGCAAAGCCGCTGGTTATACGCAAGAGCAGTTGTCCGAGAAAATCGGACTGTCTTTAGCACCAATTAACCAGGTGGAAAACGGTTGGGAAAGCATAAGCTTAAACAGATTAAGACAGATTTGCGAAGAGATTGGGTTGGAGGTCATAATTAGACGAAAAGATGCCGAGAATACAACCAACTAAAACCGATTATTCGTTGGAGATTCGTTATCGACTAAGAGACGGACAATGGTCGCCTTGGTCGAATAAAGGCAAGGGCAAATTTGAATGCATCGAGCTTGTACAAAGGCAAATTAGAACGCTGGCGGCCGCTTATCAACTTAGAGAGAAAGAGGTACGCTTTGAATGGAATGGAGTACTTTGCGACTTTGCTGGCAATAAGACTGGCGAGGTCATTACACTTAAATAAATAGTTTTGGGTTAGTGTTAACTGGAAAAGGCTTGGGTTTTGCTCAAGCTTTTTTTAAAATTAAATTAAAGCAATATGAATATACAGAAAGTAAAAATCACAGAAGTTAAAAGCAATCCTAATAACCCAAGGTTAATTAAGGATGACAAGTTTAATAAGCTAGTAAAATCAATTAAGGAGTTTCCAAAGATGCTGGAAATTAGACCGATTGTAGTTAACTCGGATATGATTGTACTTGGCGGTAATATGCGCCTTAAGGCTTGCAAAGAAGCTGGATTAAAAGAAGTCTCAATTATTTTTGCAGATGACCTTACAGAAGAGGAGCAGAGACAATTTATAATTAAAGATAACGTTGGCTTTGGTGAATGGGATTGGGAACAATTAGCTAACGAATGGGATGCAGATAAATTAGAGGAGTGGGGTTTGGATATTCCTGACTTTGAAGTTAAAGAGGAGTTATCTGCTGAGGAGGATGATTACGAAATGCCTGACGAAGTGCAAACAGATATCGTTCTTGGTGATTTATTTGAAATTGGAGACCACCGTTTGCTTTGTGGAAGTTCAACACAAACTGATAACTGGGCTAAAATTTTTGATTCAGAATTAGCAGATTTAGTTGTAACAGACCCTCCTTATAATGTAGCATACACTGGTAAAACAAAAGATGCTTTGACTATTCAAAACGATAGCATGAATGATGGGGATTTTTATCAATTTCTTTATGATTTTTATACTGCTCTTGGTTCTTATACAAAAACTGGAGGCGCTTGGTATGTTTGGCATGCGGATAGTGAAGGTGCTAATTTTAGAAAAGCAATGTCAGATGCAGGAATTATGGTAAAGCAATGTTTGATTTGGGTCAAGCAAAGCATGGTTATGGGAAGGCAAGATTATCAATGGAAACATGAGCCTTGCTTATATGGTTGGAAGGAAGGAGCTGCACACAAATGGTATTCAGACAGAAAGCAAACTACTGTTTTAGAATTTAATAGACCAAGTAGAAATGCAGAGCATCCAACAATGAAACCAGTTGAATTAATTTCATATCAAATTCAAAATAGCTCTAAAATTGGCGATTTAGTATCTGATGGATTTTTAGGTTCAGGAACTACAATGGTTGCAGCACATCAACTTAAACGCAAGTGCTACGGAATGGAACTAGACCCAAAGTATTGCCAAGTAATTGTCGACAGGATGCGTAAATTAGAACCAGCTTTAGTGATTAAGAAAAACGGAGTACCTTTGTAATATGGCACGACCAAAATCACCAATCGACTGGATAGAAATGGGACGACTCGTCCAAGCTGGATGCACAGGCGTTCAATGCGCTGCCTATTTGGGTATTGACGAGGAGACATTTTACAACCGATGCAAGGACGACCTCGCAATGGGTTTTACCGAGTTTTTAAGGCAAAATAGGAGCAAGGGAGATGCGTTGCTTCTTGCCAAGCAATATGAAGCAGCTTTAAAGGATAAAGACCGAGGTATGCTTATTTGGCTTGGTAAACAAAGACTTGGGCAAAGAGATAGATTCGACCACGACCACACAACCAAAGGCGAAAAGATAACGCCTCCAATCGAGTGGATAGCATCCGAATAATAGACAAATACAAACCTTTATTTTTAGAGGTTCCTAAAACACGTTATTTCCTAATAACTGGCGGAAGAGGGAGCGGCAAATCGTGGACGCTTTCAATGTTCCTGTTAAACCTTACTTATCAAGAAGGTCACGTTATCCTCTTTACCCGTTGGACTTTGACATCGGCTTTTATTTCAATTATCCCTGAATTTATCGACAAAATCGAGTTGATGAATAAAGCGGAGGACTTTGAGATTACCCAAAGCGAGATTATAAACAAGGCAACTGGCTCAAAGATTTTATTTCGTGGGATTAAGACTAGCCAAGGCACAGCAACGGCAAATCTTAAATCAATTGCTGGAGTTACAACCTTTATTCTCGACGAATCGGAGGAGTTAATGGATGAGGATGTTTTTGACCGTATCGACTTATCAATCCGAGCAGTAAACAAGCCAAACCGCGTTATTTTGGTAATGAATCCTAGTTTTAAGTCTCATTGGATTTATAGCAGATTCGTAAAGAATCAAAGAAACGACACGAGCTACATTCATACGACTTACCTAGACAACCAGCGCAATTTAAGCCAATCTTTTATCGACCAGGCTAAAAGGACGCAGACCGAAAACCTACATCGATACAACCATTTATTTCTTGGCGAGTGGCTCGAAGACGCTGAGGGAATGCTATGGAATAGGCAAATAATAGAACGCCTTAGAATGGCTAATCCGCCACAATTAGAGCGTATTGTTGTATCGGTTGACCCAGCGGCCTCGGCTAACTTAGACTCCGACGAAACGGGGATAATTGTTTGCGCTAAAGATTCAATTGGGAATGGTTATGTTTTGGAGGATTTAAGCGGAAAGTATTCGCCTAGCCAATGGGCATCCGTTGCTGTTAAAGCATTTGAACGATGGAACGCCGATTGCATAGTTGCCGAGAAAAACATGGGAGGAGATATGGTTGAGAGCGTTTTGAGGTCGCAAAATACGACCGCAAGAATAAAACTTGTAAATGCAACCAAGGGCAAGTACGTTAGAGCTGAGCCTATTTACTCTCTTTATGAGCAAAATAAAATTTATCACATTGGCCAATTTCCAATCTTAGAAAATCAAATGATTACTTTTGACCCTGATAAAGGCAAATCGCCTGACCGCGTGGACGCGCTTGTTTGGGGATTTACCGAACTATTATTAGGCTCAAAATTCACTTTCTCAATATGACAAAAGAAACAATTGCCTCGCTTATTTTGATGTTTATCACTTACCTATTAATCGTGTTTGTGACCTTGGATTTTAATCCGCTTACCTGGCATTGGTTGGCTCGCATTGTTATGGTTGTAATTTGGTTTTATGGACTTGCATTTTTAGAAAAAAATAAATAGGTATATTTGTTAAAACGAATATGCTATGCTATTAAAGGCTCTTCAGAATTACATCACGCCACAAGTAACGCCGACAAAGACTTACCCCGATGTAAACCTACTCAATCAGATACTTTACGGCCAGTTTACGGCCTCCACGCTTGTTGTTTGGTATGACTCAAACCAGCAAACTTTTATCGACAAGGGATACAAAGGAAATGCCTTGGTTTACTCAATCATTCGAAAAATAGCAGAGAAAGGCAAGCAATGCCCGACATACGTTTACAAAGAGAGCGAAGCATCAAAGAAATACAGAGGCGGAAAGTACAACTCCAAAGAGCTTAACAGATTGCAAAGCATAGCATTTAGAAAGAAGGAGCTTGAGGATGTAAGTTATACAGACCCAGTAAGCCAGCTAATCAAAAACCCTAATCCAATGCAAACTTGGAGCGAGTTTCTTGATTCAATGCTAACGTGGTACAATACTAGCGGAGAGATTTTCGTTTACGGCTTTGCCCCTCAGGACGGCCTAAATAAGGGCAAAATAAAGGAGATGTACGTTTTGCCGTCCAACTATGTCGAGATTGTGGCTGGCAGCTTATTCGAGCCAGTACGAGGCTATAAATTGATAATTGGAGACCAAAACATTGAGATACCAGCCGACCAAGTATTACACATCAAAACAACCAATTTAACTTGGGATTTAAACGGAGCGCAATTGCGTGGAATGCCTCCTCTCTTGGCTGGTTTAACAACCTTACAAGCCAATAATGAGGCGACCTATGCCAAGCAAAAGACTTTCCAAAACGGAGGAGCCAAGGGCATTATTTCGCCAAATATCACAAACCCTGAGTTTTGGCCGTCGCCTGACCAAAGGGCCAAGATGGACGAGCGGATAGATGAGAGGATAAACGGAAATAAAAACATTAACAAAATCGTTGCGTCTTCTATTCCTTTGCGTTACGATGCAATCGGATTGTCTCCAGTTGCGATGGATATTATCAACTCTCAGAACATGGATTTGCAAACACTTTGCGGTCTTTGGGGCGTGAACCCTGTTTTGTTTACATCTAACGCAACCTATGCAAATTTGGAAGGAGCGCAAAAGGCTTTAGTTACCGATGTAATTATGCCTCAACTCCAAATGATTGAGGAGAAGTTTACGCAATGGATTGGGAAGTCTTATGGCATGGATTACGTTATTGATTTCGATATTTCTAGCTTTAGTGAGTTACAACCTGACGTAAAAGTTATCCTAGAAACATACGGCAAGTCGCCTTACTTTACAGGCAATGAAGTTAGAAGCTTATTGAACTGGCACGCAAGCGAAGACCCAGCAATGGACGTTCATTGGATACCTAGCAACGTAATTCCAAGCGAGGAAGCTTTAGGAGGTGCAGCAACTGACTTTGTAGATTTCCCAGCCTAAGAAATGAGAAAAATAAATTACTCTAAGGTTAGAAGGTCAGCACAAGCAGACCTAAAGAAATACGAACGCCTTGGAGTAAAAATATTTACCGAGGCATTGAAGGAACAAGCTAAACCAGTTGTGCCTTTGTTGCCTATGCAGAACGCTTACGTTCAATTTTACCAAACCGTCTTTATTGACTCAGCACGAAAAGAGTTTAATCGAATAAGACAAGACAATAAAGAAAAGGCATTTATTCCTGACGATTTCTTTTTGAATACTTGGAAAGAATGGATTAAGGATTGGGTTTTACAAAACCTTGGTCAGCTTATTTTGGATGTTACGGAAACAACTCAAAAGAAAGTAAACGAGATAATCGCTCAAGGCATATCAGACGGATTAAATCCGTTTCAGATTGAAAGGCTTTTACTTGAGTTTATACCTGACGTAAAACGAGCGCGTGCTATTGCTAGGACTGAATCAACAAGAGCCTACAATGAAGGCAAAAAGAAATCGGCAGAGGATTGGGCAAATCAAACAGGGACACAACTTTGGAAAATATGGATTCATGGCGGAGCAAAAGAGCCAAGAATTGAACACATACAAGCACAAGACAAACCAATAAGAGCAGACCAATTTTTCCCTTTTACAACGAAAGGAGTCCAAGTTTTGATGGATAAGCCTGGTGACATAAACGGCGGAGCGGCTCAGACTGTTAATTGCAGTTGTGTTGTCGTTTATATTTCCGAGTCTTATGCTCGACGAAACTTTCCTAATGCGTTTGTGATTTAATCGCCTTTTGTTTCCTAATTTTTTTTATTTGTATATTTGTCTAAACGAATAAGCAATGCTAAATAAAGCCGAGCAATCATATTCAGATTATCCCGAGGCGGTCAAAAACAACGCTAGAAAGGTTTTAAAATATGTTGATGAGTTCGGTTGGGGGCCTTGCGGAACGCCAGTAGGCAAACAAAGAGCCAACCAGCTTGCAAACGGCGAGCCTGTGTCGGTTGATACGATTAAACGGATGTTCTCCTATTTAAGCCGTCACGAGGTTGATTTACAAACCTCTAGCTCTTATGAGGACGGTTGCGGTCGTTTGATGTACGACGCTTGGGGAGGCAAAGAGGCTTTGGTTTGGAGTAGAAATAAATTAAAGGAATTAGAAAAAACTAGCGATATGGGTTTTGTAAAAAAAGGATTAAAC